GCAACTGCTAGGGAGATGCTTGCTCGTGTTACGTTGGCTTTGGAAAATTTACCCTTCTTTTTACAACCGGGCTGTAGGGCTCTTAACAAAGGTAGTATTGAGTTTTCAAATAATTCTCGGATCATTGCTGCTGCTACTTCTGGTAGCTCTATTCGGGGCATGTCTGTTAACTTACTATTTCTTGATGAGTTTGCTTTTGTTGAGCGAGCAAGTGAATTCTATACTTCGACGTATCCCGTTATATCCGCGGGTAAAGACACCAAAGTTATTATCACATCTACAGCGAACGGAATAGGTAATACTTTTCACAAGATTTGGGAAGGTGCAGTTCAGAAGACAAATGAATACAAAGCGTTTACTGTTAACTGGTGGGACGTGCCCGGGCGTGACGATGAGTGGAAGCGTCAGACAATCGCGAACACTTCGCAGATGCAGTTCGACCAAGAATTTGGTAACACGTTCTTTGGTACAGGCGATACTCTGATCAATGCAGAAACGCTGCTTGATTTAAGAGCGAAACCACCTAAGAAAATTCTTGAAGGCGGTGATGTAAAAATCTACGAAGAGACCAAAGAGAAGCATGAATATCTCATGATGGTTGACGTAGCGAAAGGAAGAGGACAGGACTATTCGACATTTAATGTCATCGATATATCTGAGCGCCCCTTTAGACAGGTCGCAGTGTATCGAAATAATCGTATCTCTCCAATACTCTTCCCTGATATTATCTATAAATTTGCGAAAGTCTACAATAACGCATATGTGGTCATTGAGTCAAATGATCAAGGTGCTGTAGTTTGTAATGGTCTGTACTACGACCTTGAATACGAAAATGTCCATGTCGAATCTGCTGTCAAAGCAAACGCAATTGGCATTGAAATGAATCGCAAAGTCAAGCGTCTTGGATGCTCGGGTATTAAAGACTTGCTTGAAGAAAGAAAGCTTGACATTTGTGACGAGCAGACGATTCTAGAAGTATCTACGTTTGTCTCAAAAGGGCAATCATACGAAGCAAGTGATGGCAATCATGACGACTTGATGATGAATCTTGTCATGCTTGGTTATTTTATATCGACTCAGATGTTTGCTGATATGACAGACATCAATCTAAAACAAATGATGTTCGAAAATAAAATGCGAGAGATCGAAGAAGCAATCGTGCCTTTTGGCTTTGTCGATGATGGTAGTGAAGCGATAAGAGAAATCGAAGAGAAAGACAAAATGAAGTACGAACCGTGGCAAATATGGGAAGATGTGTACTGAAAACGCGCATTTTATAAATAAATACTGTGAATCTTCCGTATTATGTTCTCTTATCATATGTTAACGAAAAAAGGACACGACCATGGCATTAATACCATCTGAGTCTCCCAACATTCTCGTGAAGGAATTCGATCTGTCTGGTGTTGTGCCAGCCGTGACTACTTCGACGGGTGCGTTGGTAGGAGACTTTAATTGGGGTCCAGTTGAGCAGCCTATCCTTGTGGGTAACGAGGCTGAGCTTGTTTCAACTTTTGGATCTCCTTCTTTAGATTCTGCAGACGCTTCTGACTTTCTGTCTGCAGCAATGTTCCTCAAGTATTCGGGTAGCGCTTATGTGACTCGTGCAGTTGGCGATTCTGACAGAAACGCTTGTGCTGCTGGTACTGCGCCTCTTGTAAAGAATCTTGACAACTGGAACGCCCAAACTCTGACATCCAACAAGATTGTTGCTAAGTATCCTGGCACTCTTGGAAACAGCATTAAAGTTTCTATCTGCCCTCACTCTAGTAGCGACAGCGCATTTGACAACTGGACTGTTGACGGTGTGGACATGTCTGCGCTCTTTGACGGTGCGCCTGCAACTTCCGCTCACGTTTCTGCTCTTAGCTCTGCTACAGCATACGACGAAGTTCACGTTGTTGTGTATGACGAAGACGGTAAGATCAGCGGCACACCTGGCACCATTCTTGAGACATTCCCCTATGCGTCTCTCGCAACTGATGCAAAGAAAGACGATGGTTCGACCAACTATGTTGTTGACATTCTGAACAATCAGTCTTCGTATGTGTGGGCTGCAAGCCTTGCAACTGAGTTCACTGGTATCACCACTAGCGCAGCGTTTACAGCACCTGGTTCTACAGATGTTAACAACTATTCGCTCGGCGGTGGTGCACACGTTGCACTAGACGTTGGTGACTATCAGACAGGCTTTGATCAGTACAATGATCCAGACACAATTCAAGTTGATTTCTTGATTGCACCTGGCATGCAAGCTGATGCTGATCAAAGAACCATCATCAACTATCTCGCTTCGATTGCTAGCACTCAAAGAAAAGATTGCGTTGCTGTTGCATCGCCTTCTCGCAATCTTGTTGTGAATAAGACAAATACTTCCACAATTGCGTCCACAACTGCAACTTGGGCTAACACTCTTAACTCTTCTTCTTACGTCATCCTGGACAATAACTACGTTAAAGTCTATGATAAGTATAGAGACAAGTATGTGTTCGTCCCTGCTGCGGCTTCGACTGCTGGTATCATGGCTGCTGCTGACAATAACAGCGCACCTTGGTTCTCGCCTGCAGGTCAGCGTCGCGGGCAGTATTTCGGTGTGACAGCGTTGGCATACAACCCAACCAAGTCGCAAAGAGATACGCTTTACAAAGCAGCAGTGAACCCGATTGTGAATCTGCCTGGTCAAGGTATTCTTCTGTTCGGTGATAAGACCAAGCTTGGTCGCCCGTCTGCATTTGATCGCATCAACGTTCGTCGCCTGTTCTTGGTGATGGAGCGCGCAATCAAATCTGCAGCACAAAATGTTATGTTCGAATTCAATGATGAATTCACAAGAGCAGAGTTCGTTAACATTGTCGAGCCTTTCTTGAGAGAGATTAAGGGTCGACGCGGTATCACTGATTTCCGTGTTGTCTGTGACGAAACAAACAACACAGCGGAGATCATTGATAACAACCAGTTCGTCGCTTCGGTCTTCGTCAAGCCTGCACGTTCTATCAACTACGTTACTCTTAACTTCGTGGCTGTTAGAACTGGCGTGGACTTCGATGAAGTCGTTGGGCTTGTTTAAGCGCACAGGAGTATAAGAAATGGCATTACTAGGAATTGATGATTTTAAATCAAAGCTGAGAGGTGGTGGTGCGCGCCCGAACATGTTCAAGGCGACCATCAACTTTCCAGCATATGCAGGGGGCGATGTCGAACTGACATCGTTCCTTTGCAAAACTGCTCAGCTTCCGCAATCTCAGACTAACTCTTTTCCCGTACCGTTTCGCGGTCGTGAACTGAAGGTAGCAGGAGATCGCACGTTCGAAGATTGGACAGTCACTATCATTAACGATACTGACTTCCAAGTTCGTGATGCGATGGAGCGCTGGATGAACGGTATCAACGCTCATGCAGCAAATACCGGTCTGACAAATCCGATCGACTATCAAGCAGACTTGCTTGTTGATCAACTGGATCGTGATGAGTCTGTAATCAAGAGATATACTTTCAGAGGGGCATTCCCGACCTCTGTTGGTACTATTGCGCTTGACTACGACACTCGCGACCAGATCGAAGTCTTCGATGTTACTTTTGCCTACCAATACTGGGAAAGCAATACGACTTCTTAAGGTCGGTCTAAATACTGAGGAGTCTTCACGGGCTCCTCAGTATATTTTTTAGGGAAGATCATGGCAGAATACGATAATGGTATAAAACTCTTTGGTTTTGAAATCAAAAGAGCAAAGAAAAATGATAAGGGCAAACAGGAGCTCCAATCTGTCGTGCCTCCAACTGACCCAGATGGTTCGGGATATGTCACTGCGACAGCCGGGCACTTTGGTCAGTATATTAATATGGAAGGTGATGAGGCGAAAGACAATCATCATCTAATTTCTCGTTATCGTGGTGTTGCAATGCATCCCGAAGTCGATATGGCTATCGACGAAATTGTAAACGAATCTATTTCGGCATCTGAACTTCAGTCATCTGTAGAAATTTCACTTGATGAAATCGAAGCAGGCGATAAGATTAAAGATCAAATTCGCGACGAATTTGAAAACATTGTAAGTATGCTTCGCTTTAACGAAATTGGTCACGAGATTTTTAGATCGTGGTATGTTGACGGAAGAATCTATCATCATCTTCTTGTTAACGAAACAAATCCCAAAGCGGGTATTCAAGAAATTCGTAATATCGATTCTGTCAAGATTCGCAAGGTTCGTCAAGTCAAGTACAAGAAAGATCCTCAAACTGGTGTGAAGATTGTTGACAGTGTTGATGAGTATTATATCTACGAAGACAAGCCTGGTCAGACACAGACAGGTGTTAAGCTATCGAACGATTCGATTAGCTATGTAACTTCTGGTCTTCTAGACGAAACCAAAAAGAAAGTTGTTTCGCATCTACATAAAGCGCTGAAGCCTATTAACCAGCTTCGCATGATGGAAGACTCGCTGGTCATCTATCGTCTTGCTCGTGCGCCTGAGCGTCGTATCTTCTATATCGATGTCGGTAACTTACCGCGAGGTAAGGCTGAGCAGTATATGAAAGATATCATGACTCAGTATCGTAACAAACTCGTGTACGACGCGACGACTGGTCAGATTAAAGATGATCGCAAGCACATGTCGATGCTTGAAGACTTCTGGCTACCTCGTCGCGAAAACGGGCGAGGTACTGAGATTAGTACACTGCCTGGCGGTGAGAATCTTGGTCAGATTGACGACATCATTTATTTCCAGAAA